AGGCGGTGTGACCGTGGACGAAAAGCTCTACGACGGCGGCGGCATCGGCAAAAAACGGCCGAAACCCTATTCCCAAGATAGGTAAGGCATGATATAATAAAAACAGATGAAGCGGGAACCCTTGATTTTTCAGGGGTTCCCGCTTTTCTTGTTACTAATGCGTTTATAGTTCAGCGTTCAGCGGCTAAAATGTTCAACATTGTATCAGGGCCACAGTTGCTTTCAATTCATCAAGGGTTTTGTGATTATAGACCCGGTTTCCAGTGTCCTTGGACACATGACCCATAAGAAGATCAATACATTTCCGGTTGGCCCCGGCGCTGTCCAACTGCGTTTCAAAGGTGTGGCGGCATTCGTGCGGGGTGTGGTTCATTTCCAGAGCCTTCATAATGTCCGCCCAAAATATCCGGTATTGGGTTTGATTACAGGGCCTTCCGTTATAGCAGATCAGGCGTGGGCCACCTTCAGCAAGACGGGCTTCAATGAATGGCCTGATTTTGGAATGGATGGGAACCACCCGATCTTTACCAGCCTTTGTTTTGGTGCCGCCTTTCATCGTCCCGGCCTGAAGATCAATATCTTCAGGCTTCAGGTTCAACAATTCACTGATCCGCCACCCGGAATAAATCAGGATCAGGACAGTATCAACCCAAGGATCAGACTGGTGTTCCCAAAGCCGTTTGATTTCGTCCGTACTGAAAGGAAGGCGGCTTGTGGGCGGGATTGGATCAGAAGTCAGAAGATCAGAGTAACAGCGGGTTATTATATCCAATTCAAGGGCGAACCTGTCAAGATGCCCCCAAAGGTTTTTGATTGCCGCTTGGGTGCTGTACCCCTTCCCACAGTTATCAATGGTTTCTTGCATTTGGTATGAACGGATTTGCTTATAAGGTTTGTTCACCAACTTTGAACAATGGTTGAACGCTGAACAAAGTGAAGAACGGTTGGATTCCCCCAGCTTGGGGGCCTTCTTTTCTTTCCATAGATCAAAAAGCTGTTGGAGGGTGATTTTCGCCCGGTCAACATCCCATGGATCACGGTTGTATTCCGCAAGCATGATGTTTCCCGCTTCACGGGTTTCCGCATAGCCGATTATATCATAGATCGGTTGGCGCTTTTCATTCCATCCAACGGTTTTCTTCACTATGTATGGGCGGCGGCGCTTTCCTGATAGCTTCGCAACCGTTCCATAGCCGTTGGGATTTCGCATTATATCACCTGTCTTTCTTGGAAAAAGGGTATGGCAAAGCTAAACCCCATGTGATATAATGTTCAATGGTGGTTGAAACATTAACTTCAAAAGGGTTTGTTTCGCCTGACCGCTTCCGGTGTGCAAGACCGGGGGCGGTCATTTTTTTTTGCTTATGTGTTCTGATCTGTTCTGCTGAAAATGCCTGAAATCTCTTGAAAATCTTTGAATAGAACAGATGGAACAGATGCTATATTATTCAAATCAAAATATAAAGAAGTATAACTATATAAGAGAATGCAAAAGTATCTGTTCTATCTGTTCTATTTACAATTCAATGGTTTCAGGTGAGCCGCCGAAAGAATATTGCAACTTCAGAAATTCATTGTATTCCTTGGCGGTTCCCCATACTGCAATCATGCCTTTGTCATAGGAGATCACCAAATAATACTTCTGGATTCCTTTGGCCTTGGATGTGGAAAAGGCTTGCCCATGATACTTCAGCATGAAGGCCGCTTCACCCATTGCGCTGAAGGATTGGATTCTATTCATGGGTAAAGTTACTGTGGTTTCTGGCTTCAGCCGTTTGATCACTAAAAGATCATCTTGAACTTCCAAGGTACAAGGATAGTCTGTGGCAAATCCTGTGATGCCTTCATAGTGCATAACCCGTATGGCGGAATTTTTCTTCTTTCCAAACATGGCCCATAACCCCCTTTACTTTATATCGCTTTGGAATGCGACAGCTTTACCAATGATCCTGATGTGATCCAATTCTTCACCACTGAAACGCATGGTTTTATATTGCGGGTTTTCTGCGAAAAGCTGAAGAACCCCGGCTTCCTGATCATAATAGACCCGCTTCAGTGTGGCTTCATCGTCAATGATAACAGCGGCAATTTCACCATCTTCAACCATGGGCTGTTTCCGAATGAAAACAATGTCACCATCATATATTCTGGCCCCGATCATGGAATCGCCCTTTGCCTTCAGGCAGAAATCAGCCTGAATGTTGGCCCCGGCTTCCACATACAGATCAACTTCTTCATTTGCCATGATCGGTTCCCCACAGGCAATGTTCCCCAACAGCGGGAACTTCTTTGTTTCGATCCTGAACAGGTTATCCACAGTAATTTCCCGGTGGGGTTCATCGATCCAGCCCATCAAATAGGCCGGGGTGGTGTGCAATGCTTTTGCAAGGGAAGCGATTTTATCCCGGCGCATATTGGCAATCATACCGGTTTCCCATTTTCTGACCGTGCTTTTTCCAACGCCAACTTCATTGGCAACTTGTTCTAAAGTGAGGTTCTGCGAAACCCGCAAATCCTTTATTCTTTGGGCCATATCTAATTCCGCCATGGTCAACACCTCTTTCCTGTTGTTACTATCAATATAACACACCTGTGTCTTTTATGCAACATAAATTTCGAGAAAAATAAAAAAGTTTCTTTTAAGACAAAAAGGGTGTTGACAAGCTACACCGGGTATGATAATATGAGAGTGTCCTAAAGGACACAACGAAACTTTCAAAGGATGTGATGAAATGAACAAGGCCCGTCTGGAATACGAAATGAATCTGCGTAATGTCAGCAAGTCTGATATGTGCGCCATGCTTGGGATTTCCCGATCCGCCTTTTACCGTAAGTGTAACGGTGAATCGGAATTCACCCAAAGCGAGATTCAGAAAATCGTGGATTTCCTGAATCTTGACAGCCCCATGGGAATTTTTTTTACCGAAAAAGTGTCCTAAAAGACACGGAAGGGAGAACGCCAAATGAGTGAAGCAAGCCTGAAGCCGGTGATTGATGAACTTGAAACCTTGTTTTCAAAATTCAACGCCCGGTTCTTTGAAAACAAGCTGGAAAGCCCGGTGATCACCGTTTCCCCGGATCATACCCGTGGGGCTTACGGATGGTGTACCAGTTGGAAGGCTTGGCAGAATGGAACCAAAGAAGGCGGGTTCTATGAAATCAACCTTTGCGCTGAATATCTGAACCGGCCCTATGAAGAAACCTGTGGAACCTTGCTTCATGAAATGGTTCATCTTCTGAACCTTCAGGATGGCGTTCAGGACACTTCCCGTTCTGGCACCTACCACAACAAGAAATTCAAGGAAACCGCTGAAGCCCACGGCCTGATTGTGGAGAAAGGCGAAAAGTACGGATGGCATAAAACCAGCCTTTCCCCGGAAGCCCTTGAATTTGTTCAGAGCCTTGGAAAGCAAGGGTTCACCCTTGTAAGGCCCCGGACACTTGGCCTGAAGGGTTCCAGCAAAAGCGGCGGATCATCTTCCAGAAAGTATGTTTGCCCCTGTTGCGGAACTATCATCCGGGCAACCAAAGAGGTTCATGTGATCTGTGCTGAATGTGAAGTTGAATTTCAGGAGGAAATCTAAATGAATGTGAAGCTGACCAAAAGAACAGCGTGGGAACTGATCAGCCGGATTTTTCCCCGGCTGAATATCAGCAAAGACACCACCCCGCCTGATGTGGTGATCTTCCGGGCTTCCACCGGCCCCGCTGGTTTGGAAATCCGCTGTGAAAATGACTGGTTCAACCATAACGGGCGGATCAGGTTGACCCTTTCCGATGGTGAGAACCAGATCATCCAGTATTATCACCCCGACACCCTGAACCGGGATTATGTGGCGGAGCAGGCAGAAAAAGAAGAAGCCGCAAGAGAAGCCCGGAAAGATTGGGTTCAGTCAATGGGCTTGGAAATGGCCCACAAGCTGGTTGATCGTTATTGGGAAGGCTGATCCTTCCCCCAAATTTATAAGGAGGTTGAACAAGAATGAAAACTTTTGCAGAGCGTTTGAAATACGCAATGGGTGAATCTGGCCTGAACCAATCCACCCTTTCTGAAAGAACTGGCGCTTCCAAGGCCGCTATCAGTCAGTATCTTTCCGGTAAGAACACCCCCGGCCCGGAGCGTGTGAAGGCGCTTGCCGATGCTACCGGCGTTTCCTTTGATTACCTGATGGGGTATGAAGCACCCCCGGCCAAGGAACACAAGGTTTCCGTGAAGAAGATCACCACCGCAGATGCGGCCCGGTGCCTTGGGAAAAGCAAGCAGTTTGTGAGGATCGGCCTTCAGCGTGGCCTTCTTCCCTTCGGGAATGCTGTTCCCGGCGTGGGAGGTTCTTACAACTATTACATCAACCCCGCCAAATTCCGTGAGTATGTTGGTGCTGAACAGTTTGATTCCTTCTTCGGCCTGACTGCCTGACAGATTGGGGGGGGGGAATGTGTGAAACCGGAAAGAAACGAGGTGGGCGGCGGCTTACGGTTGCCAAAATCCTTTTATGAACGCCCCCTTACCCCGAAAGAAGCCCAATTTGCCACGGACAACATCAATATTGTTTGGTGGTATTTAGACAAGCAGGGCCTTAACAGATCGGAATGGTTTGATGTTGTGATTTTCCGCTATTTGCTGGCTGTGAAACGCTGGTTTGCCCTTCCTGATCTGCAAAAGGTGAAGTTTGTCACCGTGGCCTGTCAAGCTATGCGGTCAGCCATAGGGCATGAGCGGGAAAAACGGGCCAAAGAACCCCAAACCGTTAGCCTGTATGATGTGATCCCCGGAACGGATGACCTGTGTTACATAGACACGATCCCGGCCCCCGGAACTGAAATTTTATGAAGAAGGTGATTTTTTGGAGATCAAATACAATGTTCAGGCCCCACCCAAGAACCAGTTTCATGGTGGGAGCAAAAGCGAGGAAGTCAAGGCCATTGAAGATTTCCTGACCAGCGGAAACGCAAAGAATATGTGTTTCCAGTATGAAAGCGCCAAGGCCGCAAAAACCAAACTTTCCACCATTTCCAGCCACCGGCGCAAGTACAACGAGAAGAACCCGAAAGGGTATGACGCATACCGGGTGGACAACTGCATTTACATTGTTCGCCTGACCGGAAAGAAAGGATGATGAACATGAAAACCCGTTTTGATGGAACTGTGTGGATCGGAGCTGGTGGAACGGCGTTCCTTCCCGCAGAAATGGACACGGATCATCTTCTGAACACCCTGAAGATGCTGAAGAACCGCCCCGCCGTGGTGGTTACTATGGTGGTTCGTGATATTGAATCCACCCCCGATTGTTGCCCCTTTGATCCCTTTGGAAACTGTCATGGTGATGTTGTGAAACAGTCTTTGTTCAACATCACTTCCATGACCCCTGAACAGGTGAGCGCCTACGCCTTAAACAGCACCTTGGGGACGGCTATGAAGGCGGAATTGATTTCCCGTGGCGTGAATGTGGAAAATTACCTTTCCATGATTGAAACGCCTGAAACCTTATGATCACCCTATTCCAGCACCAGCAAAAAGCCCTTGATCAAACGGAAGGCCACAACCGGTGTGCTTATTACCTTGATATGGGCCTTGGGAAAACTTTTGTTGGTTCAGAAAAAATGATGAAGCTGAACACCCGGATCAATCTGGTGGTTTGTCAGTGTTCCAAGGTTCAAGACTGGATTGAACATTTTCAGACCTATTACACCCGGAACTGTGTTTTTGACCTGACAAAACCCAAAACTTTCAAATGGTTTTTTGAACAGGTTCAATGTGAGGTTCCAACCCTGATGATCGGCGTGATCAACTATGAACTGACCTTCAGGCGGAAGATTCTGAAAACCTTGACCGGCTTCACGCTGATGTTAGATGAATCTTCCCTGATCCAGAATGAAAACGCCAAGCGTTCCAATTTCATTCTTGGGCTTTATCCTGACAATGTAATTCTTCTTTCCGGTACACCAACCGGGGGCAAGTATGAAAAGCTGTGGAGCCAATGCCAACTGTTGGGGTGGAACATATCAAAGGAACTGTTCTGGAAGCAGTACATTGAAACAGAATGGGTTGAAGATGATGGTTTTTGGCGGAAGCAGATCACCGGCTATAAAAATGTTGACCGTCTGAAAAAGAAGCTGGCCGAACATGGGGCGGTGTTTATGACCACCGATGATGCCGGGATTGATCTTCCTGCAAAGAACATGATCCAAGTGAAAACCCGGCCTTCCCCGGAATATTGGAAATTCTGGCGTGAACGGGTTGTGACCATCGACACCACAAACCTTCAGGAATTTGAACTGGATTCTGATTTCTTCGGTTCCAATGAACACTGTAAGCGGGAATTGATTGGTGATACCAGCTTGACCCGCCGCCTGTATGCCCGTCAGCTTTGCGGCCTATATAACCCATACCGCTATGAAGCCTTCCGGGATTTGGTGAACAGTACAGAAGATCGGCTGATCGTGTTCTATAACTTCACAGAAGAAATGGAACGCCTGAAGGGGATAGTGACCGCCATGAATCGCCCGGTTTCCATCCTATCCGGTGAAGTAAAAGATCTGAATGCCTATCAATACCAGAGCAATTCAGTTACTTTCATTCAGTATCAGGCCGGGGCCATGGGGGGCAACTTCCAAAAAGCCAACAAGATCATTTATTTCAGCCTTCCCCAAGGTTGGGAACTATGGGAGCAGAGCCAAAAGCGGATTCACAGGATGGGCCAAGAACGCCCGTGCTTCTATTACCTTCTGATCTGCCCCGGAACGGTGGAAGAAGATATTCTGACCACCCTTCAAATGAGAAAGGACTATAACGATGAACTATTCCGAAAATACGAGGAAAAGACAGAACGCAATTAAGCGCCAAAGGTGGTTCCGCCGTATGTTCACCGTGGCCCTTCTAATGGGCATTCTGATTGGCTTTGTTCTTGGCCGTATTTCTGCCACCGCATTTGAGGACAAGCCAACCCCGGCACCGGAACCCACGGAAACCGCCTTTGTAATCAGCACCCCGGAGCCGGTGAATCTGGTTCAGGAAACCCCGGAACCTGTTCTGTTGGGTACATACAGGATCACCGCTTACTGTTCCTGTGAAAAGTGCTGTGGGGAATGGGCCAAGAACCGGCCTGATGGGATTGTTTATGGGGCTTCCGGTGAAGAACTGGTTGCCGGTGTTTCCTGTGCTTCCCCTTTGCCCTTCGGAACGGTTGTGGAGATTGAAGGCTTGGGTGAATATGTCGTTCAGGACAGAACCGCCGCATGGGTGGTTGAAAAGTATGGTGAACAGCAGATTGATATTTACTTTGACAACCATGAAGCCGCCTGTGAATTTGGCCTGAAATATCTGAATGTTTATCTGAAAGGAGAACCCGAAACATGATCAAGTGTACCAATGAATGCCCGCTTCAGAGGTTTTCCGGTTGTTGCCACAACTGCCCGGAATTTGACCACTGTGATGAAGCGTGTGAAGAAAACCCCAATGCCTGTGGGGAAGCCACCTTTGACGAGGAAACCGGCCTTTCTGAATTCAGGGCCACCCAGCTTGCCACCCTGAACGCTATTGCTTCCCTGACCGCCCATAAAAAGGCCATTGAGGAACAGGAAAAGCAGATGAAAGCGGCCCTGTATGAAGCCATGGTGAAGTACGGGATCAAGAAATTTGAATCCGATGTTCTGAACCTTACCCTTGTGGAGCCTACAACCGCCACCAGCATTGATTCCGCCAAGCTGAAGAAGAAATATCCTGATATTGCGGCGGAATGTTCCAAATCCAGCGCCAAGGCCGGGTATGTGAAGATCACGCTGAAGGAAGGTGGGCAGTAATGGCAGAAGGTTTGACCCCGAAAGAAGCCGATGCGTGGGCAAAGGAAATGGTTCGTATTGTTACCGGGACAATCCATGAATTGGTTTCGGCGGCGGATCGCCATAATATTGATCGGGATTCAGCGGTTCAATATTTTTCAGACCTGTTTTCAGTGATGGCAAGTGTGTCCACCTTTGAACATTTTGCAGAAGGTGGTGAAACCAATGGCGAGGGATGAATTTTGGGATGCCCTGAAGGAACACGCCCACCAAAACCACAAAGAACGGGTTTCCAAGAACCCTGATCGGATCGCCTATGCTATTCAGCAATTTGAAGCCCATGGGATTGAATACCAACTGAAAAATGAGCAAACCGGCCACTTTCACTGTTGGCGGAAGTCTGATGATAAACTGTTCCAATTCTACGCTGGAACCGGGAAGATTCAGGGATTGGAAACCCGTGGTATTCACAACCTGATCCGAATTTTGGAGGGGTAAGCCCATGATCATCAAATGGCACCCATGCCCCGGCCACCCCAATTATGAGATCAACCGATTGGCCCAAATTCGTTCAATGAAAACCGGGAAGCTGTTGAAGCCTTATGACGATGGTTCCGGTTATTTGCGGGTGAAATTGGATGGGGAAAATTGCCGGTTACATATTCTTGTGGCGCTGGCCTTTATCCCAAACCCCGAAAACAAACCCGTGGTGAACCACAAGCACGGCAAAAAGCATGATTGCAGAGCTTCCCAACTGGAATGGGCAACCATTTCAGAGAACACAAAACACGCTTGGGATCATGGATTGATCCAGCGGGGGGGGGGTGAAAAAACATGGCCGGTGAAAAGAACTTTGAAAACCGCCTGAAGGACTGGTTGGAATCTGAAGGCATTTATCCTTTGGGGGAACCGGTTGACCGGATGAAGGCCCCGCCCTGTGGGTATTGGGAAAAACGGTGGGGCGGCGGAAGATATACAAAATCCGGTTTGCCCGATATGAAGATCACCATAAAAGGCATTTCCCTTGAAGTGGAACTGAAGGCTTCCAACGGAACCCCTTCAGAACTTCAAAAGCGAAACCTGAAACAGATCAACCAATCACAGTGTTTCGGTTTCATCCTGTACCCGGAAGGTTTTGAAGCCTTCAAGAACATTGTGAAAGGGGTGAAAGAATGCGAGTTTCCCACAGCCGGGTTGAAGTCTTTGATAGATGCCCATACAAATACCGCTTGCGATATGTGGAAGGGATAGACACAATCCCGAACACCGATCCTGACAACGCCTTGATCCTTGGAACGGCCCTTCACACCGGCATTGAAGAAGGGGTTGAACAGGCCCTTGAATTCTACCAAAACAGCTTCCCGATCCTGACGGATGATCATGTAAATGAAATGATGAAGTTGGAAGCCCTGATTCCAAAAGCCAAGGCCCTGTTGCCACCGGGCGGCAAGTTTGAACTTCCCATTGGGAACGCTGATTTCATCGGGTTCATGGATTATCTGGTTCCCATGGGGTGGATGGATAAGAAATCCCCTTATAACAGTTGGGGTGAAGATGTTCAGGTTTTTGACCTGTACGATTTCAAGTATTCCAACAACACCAAAAGCTATGCCGTTTCTGGTCAGCTTCATGAATACAAGTATTGGTATGAATTGACCCACCCCGGCCACAGAATCAGGAATATGTATTTCCTGATGGTTCCCAAACCCAAGATCAGGCAGAAAAGCACAGAAACCCTTCTTCAATTCCGGGATCGGTTGCAGGACGCTTTGAAAGAAGCTGAACCAACACTGATGCCGATCCAGTTTGACCCCATGAAGGTTGTTGGCTTCATGACCAATGTGAAGCACATGGTTGAAGCCGCAGAATTTCCCAAGAACCCAAACCACTTTTGCGGGTGGTGTGAGTATGAAGAATACTGTATGAAAGGATGGGATTATATGTTACTTCCCAAAAATGAACGGCGTGATCTGAACGCCACCAAAAAGAAGGTTGTTTGGCTGTATGGCGCACCCTTCAGCGGCAAGACCTTCTTTGCCAACCAATTCCCCGATCCGTTGATGTTGAACACGGATGGCAACATCAAGTTTGTGGATGCCCCGTACATTTCCATCCGGGATGTGGTGACCGTGGAAGGCCGGTTGACCAAACGGAAGCTGGCCTATGAAGTATTCATGGAAGCCGTGGCCGAACTGGAAAAGAAGCAGAATGACTTCAAAACCATTGTGGTTGATCTGCTGGAAGATGTCTATGAATCCTGCCGGGTTTACATCTGTGACCGTCAGGGCTGGAAACATGAATCTGATGATTCTTTCCGGGCTTGGGATATGGTCAGAAGCGAATTCCTGAACACCCTGAAGCGGCTGGTGAGCCTTGATTATGAAAATATCATCCTGATCAGCCATGAGGACAGAAGCCGGGATTTGACCCGCAAGGGCGGCGATAAGGTAAGCTCTATCAAGCCGAACCTTCAGGATAAAGTGGCAAATAAGGTTGCCGGTATGGTTGATCTGGTTGCCCGTATCGTTGCGGACGATAATGAACGGGTGCTGTCTTTCAAGACCTCTGAAGTGATCTTCGGTGGTGGGCGGCTGACTGTTCACAATAAGGAAATTCCGCTGGATTATGAAGCCTTCTGTGAAGTGTATGAGGAAGCCAACCAGAAGGCCGCAGGAGCCGTTAAGCGTGGCGGTGATGTAACTACTACCCCCAAGCCTGAAACCTCTGACAGCGGCGAACAGCGGCCCAGCAGACGGGCAAAAAAGGCCAAAGAGGAAGCCCCGGCACCGGAACCCGCCAAAGATGATCCTGATGGTGAAGGTTCGGCGGCTGGTGACCCTACCACGGCCACTGATGGCACCACCGAAACCCCGCCTTGGGAGGGTGACGAGGACACCACCGATCTTCCGAAATGCCCGGACGCTGAACGGATTTTCGCACAGAACCGGGAAAACCCTGAAATCCCGCTTTGCCCCAACATTGATGCCGGTCACCGGTGCCATAAGGAAGGCGGCCCCGATGTTTGCCCCCTGTGGGATCGGCCCAAGGAAGAAGCGCCCAAGATGGATGTGAACCCGCCCCGGCGCACCCGGAAGAAGCGTGATGCCTGATGGCGGAAGTGCTGATGATTGCCGGGAAGCCTGAAACCATTTTCACAGCCCGTGATTTTGAATATCTGGTTGAAAAACACATGGGTTATGAAGCGGCAAAGTATTTCCGGGAATACGCAGAAAAAGCGGATGAAGAAGTAAGATCGGCCAAGGCCGGTGAAAATACAGACCTTGCTTCTTATGAAGCTGACCTTGAAAGCAATCACAGAGCCTTTCAGGATATTCAGACGGAAGCCGCCGTGATTATGGGTGTTCTTCAGGAAAAGCGGATCAACCGTGAGAAGATCACCCATGCAGTAAGGGAAATTGGAAAGATAATTTCCAACCAAATATAAGGAGGAACCCAAAATGAAAAACGATGCCCTGAACCATTTCAAAGAGGAAATGAACAAGCGTGGCCTGTTCCGCAAGATTCAGGTGTGCGCCAACCTGATCCCCCCCCCCGCCCGGTGCTGATGGTGAAGCCCTGATCGAACTTCATCGTTCCGCCGCCAAGATCGCCATTCGGAATTACGCTGAACATCATGAAGATTTCTGTGATGTGATGGCGGATGCGGCCCTTGATCATCTGCTGAACACCGTTCTTCCTGATGATCTGTTCATTCCTGATGGTGGTTTTTCCCCTACGAAAGAAGAAGTTGACAACATGAACAGGGCCAAGGAAAAGGCTGACAAAGCGGCCAAGGTGCTTGATACCCTGTTTGGTGGGTTGGCTGATCTTCTGAAAACCCTTTAATAAATACATTTTTTGGAGGTAAAAAACTATGGCTATTGATTTTGACAAGATTGATCGTACCGTTGATCTGAAGGGCCTTCAGGCTGATGTGGAGGATGCCAAGAAGAACGGCGGTGGTGACTTCCCCACCATTCCCGCTGGCAAGTATGAAGCCAAGGTGGAAACCATGGAGATCAAAGGCACCAAGGCCGATCCCAACCGCCCCATGCTGGCTGTGTCCTTCAAGATTCTTTCCGGTGAGTACAAGAACCAGCGCCTGTTCATGAACCGTGTTCTGTACGGCACCAAGAACGATAAGAACATGATCGCTTCCGCCATGGGCTTCCTTGAAAAGCTGGATTCCGGTATTCCCGTCAGCTTCACCAGCTATAAGCAGTTTGCCCAGCTTGTCCTTGACATTGCGGAAGCCATTGATGGCAAGCTGGAATATGCCGTGGACTATGATGATTCCCGCTTCAATTCTATCAGCATTGATGAAGTTTATGAAGTCGAGGATTGAAAAACGGCGCAAAATTTTTTACAATAAAAGTGTCCTAAAGGACACCGTAATTCTTGAAAGTTTCTTTTCAAGGCCGGGGCTTTGCCCCGGTTGGCCCCATGGTGAAGCCTTCCCGTGGCGGGGCTGTTTCTACCGATTCACCAAAGAACATTCAGAAAGCGGGTGAAATGATGATCTTCTATGACTTTGAGGTTTTCAAGTATGATTGGATGGTTGTTTTCATCGACCTGACCGAAAAGAAAGAAACCGTGATCATCAATGATCCTGATCAGTTGCGGCGCTTCTATGAGAAGCACAAGGGAACCATTTGGGCCGGGTACAACAGTCGAAATTATGACCAATACATTCTGAAAGGAATCCTGTGTGGGTTCAACCCCAAGGATGTGAATGATTGGATCATTCTTGAAGATAAACCCGGTTACAGGTTTTCAAGCCTGTTCAGGAATTTCCCGGTGATCAATTATGATGTGATACCCAATCCACCTATCAGCTTGAAAACGCTGGAAGCATTCATGGGGCATTCCATCAAGGAAACCAGTGTTCCTTTTGATATTGACCGGCCATTGACAGAAGCGGAGGTTCAGGAAACGGTTAAATACTGCCGCCATGATGTGGAAGAAACCGTTGAAGTGTGGTTAAGGCGCAAAGAAGATGAATTTGATGCCCAAATGTCCCTTGTGAAAGCCTTCAGCCTTCCCATATCGGATATTGGGCGCACAAAGGCACAGCTTTCCGCCAAAATCCTTGGGGCTGTTCAGCGGGATCATGATGATGAATTTGAACTTCAGCTTCCCGGAACCTTGCGGATTGAAAAATATACAGAGGTTTTGAACTGGTATAAAAATCCGCTGAACCGGGACTATTCCAAGGCCCTTGAAATTGAGGTTGCCGGGGTTCCCCATGTATTCGCTTGGGGAGGTTTGCACGGGGCAATTCCGCAATATTTCGGGGAAGGTTACTTCATCAATGTGGATGTGGCTTCCTATTATCCATCCTTGATGCTGGTTTATAAATGGATTTCCCGGAATGTGGCTGATCCGTCCAAGTATGAAGAAATCTATCATACCCGGTTGAAGCTGAAGGCAGAAAAGAACCCCATGCAACAGCCTTACAAAATCGTTCTGAATTCCACCTATGGAGCCATGAAGGATCGCCACAATGCCATGTATGACCCCCGGCAAGCAAACAATGTCTGTGTGGGCGGTCAACTTCTCTTGCTGGATTTGATTGAACGGTTGGAAGATCACTGTGACATTATCCAGAGCAACACCGATGGTATCTTGATCAAACTGCGTCACTATGACGATTATGAATTGATTGATGATATTTGTTGGGAGTGGGAAGAAAGAACTGGTATGCGGCTGGAATTCGATGAATTCAGGCGGGTGTATCAGAAGGATGTGAACAATTATCTGGTGGTTCCTGATGGGCCGTTGGTTGATGAAAAGGGAAAACCCCGGTGGAAATGCAAGGGCGCTTATGTCAAAAAGCTGTCTGATCTGGATTATGATCTTCCCATTGTCAACCGGGCCATTGTGAACTTCTTCCTTTACGATATTCCACCGGAAAAAACCATCATGGAATGTTCTGATTTGCGGGACTTCCAGAAGGTTGTGAAGGTTTCCAGCAAATACAAATACGCCATTTATTCCCCCACCATCACCCTTGAAAAGATCAGGGATGATAAGGGCCGCTCAAAAACTGTGAATCGGTTCAGCGGGGGTGAGGTTCAGACAGATAAAACATTCCGGGTGTTTGCTTCCAAAGACCACAGCAAAGGCGGATTATTCAAGGTTTCCGGTAAGATCATCAAAGGCCGGGAAAAGAACCCTGAACAGTTTGCCAACACCCCGGATCACTGTTTCATCATCAATGACGATGTATGCGGTATGCCGATCCCGGATGAACTGGATAAAGGCTATTACATCAAAATGGCGTGGGATCGCCTGAATGACTTTGGAATTAAACAGGTTGGGGGGGGGATTTGACCAATGCAACTGTTCCGGGGCTATGTGCCGACAAAGGACAAGCAATGCCTTGAAAAATTCAAGGGGCGGAAAAGGCTGAACACCCTTGAAGATGTTCAAGACCTTGATGAATATGCGGCCATTCTTGGAGAAGAAACGATCCTGATTGATGTTGATGATGGTGAAACTTCTGATCTTCTGTTCAAGATCGTTCAGGATTTGGCCTTGAAGTGCCGGGTGTATGCCACCACAAGGGGCAAACACTTTTATTTCAAAAACCCTGAAGGGTATGTTGAAAAAAGCTGGACAAAACAAACCTTGGCCCTTGGCATTGAAACCGATGCCAAGGTGGGGCGCAATAACAGCTATGCCATTATGCGCTTCAAGGGTGTGGATCGCCCCATGCTTCAGGATTGCCCAGAAGATGAAATTCAGGAACTTCCCAAATGGTTGACCCCTGTGAAAACCAATATGAAGTTTCTGGATATGGAAGCCGGGGATGGACGGAACCAAAGCCTGTTCAATTACATTCTGACCCTTCAGAGCGAGGATTTCACAAAGGAAGAAGCCCGTGAAACCATCCGCCTGATCAACCGGTATGTTCTTTCTGATCCGCTGTCTGAACGGGAATTGGAAACCATTCTTCGGGATGATGCGTTCAAGAAGCCGGTGTTTTTCAAGGGTTCCACTTTCCTGTTTGATAAGTTTGCAACCTACCTGAAGAACAACAACCATATTGTGAAGATCAATGGTCAGCTTCACATTTACAAGGATGGGATTTATGTTCCGGGCCATGCGGAAATTGAATCCCAAATGATCAAACACATTCCCCATCTGAAACGGGCCAACCGTTCTGAAGTGCTTGCCTATCTTGAAATTATGATTGATGGAGAAGCCAAGACCACCAACCCCAATGTGATTGCCTTCACCAATGGCCTTTACAACATCAAGGATGGTTCATTCAGGGACTTCACCCCGGATGTGGTGATCACAAATAAAATCCCGTGGCCCTACAATCCCGCCGCCTATTCGGAATTGCTGGATCACACCCTTGACCGGCTGGCCTGTAACGATCCTGAAGTTAGGGCCTTGCTGGAAGAAATGGTGGGCTATTGCCTGTACCGGCGCAATGAACTTGGAAAAGCCTTCATTCTGATTGGAGATAAGAGCAACGGCAAATCCACCTTCCTTCATGTGGTGAAGAATATGCTTGGGGATTCCAACATTGCTTCCCTTGACCTGAAGGAACTTGGGGACAGGTTCAAAACCGCTGAACTGTTCGGAAAGCTGGCGAACATCGGTGATGATATTGGTGATGAATTTATTGCCAATGCTTCTGTGTTCAAGAAGCTGGTAACCGGTGATCGGGTGAATGTGGAGCGGAAAGGCCAAGACCCGTTTGAATTCAATAACTATGCAAAATTCCTGTTCAGCGCCAACAATATTCCCCGCATGAAGGATAAAACCGGAGCCGTTCAGCGGCGTTTGGTGATCGTTCCCTTTGATGCAAAGTTTACCCCAAATGATCCCGATTTCCGCCCGTTCATCAAAGATGAACTTTGTGAACAGGATTCCATGGAATATCTGATTGTTTTGGGCCTGAAGGCTTTGAAATCTGTTTTGGGCAAGGCCCAATTCACCACTTCCAAGCGGGTTCAGGGGCAGTTGGATGAATACGAACAGAATAACAACCCCATCATTGGCTTCATTCAGGAAGTGGGCCTTGACGGGATTGTAAATGAAGCCACCAACACCGTTTACCGGCGCTATAAGGAATACTGCATTGCAAACAACTTCCAAGCCCTATCCGCCATTGAATTTTCAAGGCAGATTTGCAAGCGGTGTGGGTTCGTCACCGATGCAAAGTACATCAAGGGGAAGAAAACCCGTGTGTTCGTGGAAGGGACAGGTGGTGAAGAATGAGAAATCAGAACAGCATATTCACCACCTTGGGCGCTTCCAACCACGCCTTGGAAGAACGGGAACAGCATGATTATTATGCAACCGATCCAAAGGCCGTGGAACTGTTGCTGGAACTGGAACAGTTTTCCCCAGTGATATGGGAACCGGCCTGTGGGGAAGGCCACATTTCCAAGGTGCTTCAGGCCCACGGATATGAAGTCATTTCCACAGATTTGATTTACCGTGGGTTTGGTGATCCTGAACCGTTGGACTTCCTGACGGAAACCCTTGAAGGATTTGAAGGGGACATAATCACAAACCCGCCGTACTCAATGGGCCTTGAATTTGTTCAGAAGGCGCTTGAAAGCGTCAGGCCCGGTGGGAAAGTGGCTATGTTCCTGAAGGTTCAATTTTTGGAAGGACAAAAGCGGGGGCTATTCTTCAAGAGTACCCCCCCCCCCGAACAGTTTATATTTCCCGTTCCCGGCTGGCCTGTTATAAGAACGGGGATATGAGCAAAACAGACAGCGCCATAGCCTATGCGTGGTATGTGTGGGAAAAAGGCTTCACCGGTGATCCGGTGATCAAATGGTTTAACTGAAAGGATGATCTGTATGGAAATCAAAGACAGCGGTGAACGCACCCAGTTTGAAACCGGTGCTGTTCGGGATATGCACAGCGGCAAAGGCCGTATGGATCTTTTGCCGTGGGAAGCCCTTGTGGAGGTTTCCAAACACTGTGAGGAAGGGGCGCTGAAGTATGGTGAACGGAATTGTGAAAAGGGTATTCCCATTCACAGCCTGATTGATTCGGCTTTCCGTCACCTTGCCAAGTACATGATGGGCATGAAGGATGAACCCCATTTGAGGGCGGCGGCTTGGAATGTCCTGTTTGCCCTGTATATGGAGATCAAGCACCCTGAACTTCAGGATATTCCCACAAGAAGCGCCGGTGATCCCTGTGAAGGGTGTGAACATATTCACCGGCCAATGAATGATTCAATATGCGGACACTGTTCCCGTTTGAATGATCAAAGATATGATGCTTACCAGAAGAAAGGATGAACACAAATGAAGATTATCAATGCTGATGTGGAATTTATCACCCCGATTGATGGGGCAACCATTCTGAAGCGGCTGGAACAGTGTGGGCGGGTGTGCTATAAGTCTGAAGCAAAGATCACTGACACCAGCGCCCCGGCATTCGTGGCCGGTATCATCAAGCGGGGCCATGAAGCTGTTTTGGAACACTGTTCCTTCACGGTGAAGTTTATCTGTGATCGTGGGGTTTCCCATGAGATTGTTCGCCACCGGCTGGCCGCATACTGTCAGGAATCCACCCGCTACTGCAATTACAGCAAGGATGGGTTTGGGAATGAAATCACGGTGATCAAGCCTTGTTTTTGGGATGAAGATTCCAATGAAATGTGTGAATGGCGTTCTGCCATGCGGTTTGCCGAAAGTCATTATCTTAGCCTTCTTCGGTTTGGAGCCACCCCGCAGGAAGCCCGTTCTGTTCTTCCCAACAGCCTGAAAACTGAAGTGGTTATGACGGCTGATATTCGTGAATGGCGGCATTTCCTGAAGTTGCGGTGTTCTCCCGCCGCACACCCGCAGATGCGGGAAGTGGCCTTGATCCTTCTGGAAAAGGTTCATGCCCTTATTCCGGTTTGCTTTGATGATATTTGGGAGGAATACCATGAACAGGGCTGAACGGCGCAAAGCCGCCAAAGCTGGCCTTCCGGTAAAGAAGGAACCGGTGGTAAATATCAAAGCCGCTGATGTTCAGAAGATGAAACAGGACGCTTCCAAAGAAGCCGCTGACAAGGCTTTTCTGTTGATGTTGGGGTTGCCGGTAATGGTGCTTCATGACAAATTCGGATTTGGCCCGGTTCGCTGTGAACGCTTCACCGATGCTGTTCTTGATCTGTATGACAGCTTTGAAAAAGGGTATGTGACCCTTGACGATATTCACGGAGCCTTGAAAGAGGAATGCGGCATTACCATTGAAAGGAAGTGAAGCCGATGCCTAAACCTTGGGAAAATGCTGAAGGCTATAATGATCCTACGGCCTATCACGGCACAAAGAACATCATTCGGGAAGAAGATGAACAGCAGAAGCGGGTGAACACCCTGATCTTCGTCCTGAAGTACATCATCCGTTTGGCTGGCTTTGAACTGCTGAACAGAATTGAAATTCGTGAACGCAAGAGCGGGAGGGAATACCGATGATCAACTTTTATGACCCCAATTTTCAGGGGGTTCATGTGGTTCGTGTAACCTTCATGCAATGGGGCTATATCGGCCATGTGGCTTTCAAAATCGGTGGAAATTGCAAGGGTGCTTCCTTGTTGGACTTCACCTTTCTGGAATATGATGTTCAAGAAGATATTGACCTTTACACTGAAAATGATTGTCAGTTTAGTTTCGATGATGAATATGAAATCTACCGGGCAACGCTGAAAAATGCTAATGGGGATGAATTGGAAGTGGAAGGTGACACCGAGGACTTCAAGGATATGGTGATTGGAATTGAAATTGCTGAAGTGATGCTGGAACCCCGGACAGGTGACACCTAAAATAGTTGTTGGGGTGGTGGGTGGAACGGATGCAGAACAGATGTTTTTGATATATCTGTGACGCTGGAAACCCTTGAAAACAGCGGGATTTCTTAATTATAGAACAGATGGAACAGATGTTATATTTCTTAAATATAAAATATAAAAAAATATATAAAGAAGTATAACTATATAAGAGAATGCAAAAGTATCTGTTCTATCTGTTCTATTCTCTGAAAATGCTGATAAATCAAGGGTTTTCCAATCCACCTGAACAGAACAGATGTGCAGAAAGGATGTGTTACATAGTGACTGATAAGGAACTTTCCCAACGGGCCAAAGATTATTTTGCCCAAATCAGAAAAACAGATCGCTTGATCAAGCGGCTGACAGATACGGTTTTCACTTTGCGTTCCAGCTTGACTTCCCAAAGCTATGAACTGAACCCTGATAAGGTGCAGACTTCAGGCCCGAAAAACACCCTTGAAGAAACGGTTGCCAAGATCGTTGACCTTGAAGCCGATATTAACCGGCGCATTGATGAACTTGTTGATATGAAACAGGAAGCCTTTACTATGATCAACCGGATTCCTGATCTTGATCAGCAAAATATTCTGATCGGGCGATATATCCAGTTGAAAAAGTGGGAAGATATTGCCCTTGAACTTAACTTTTCAATTCAATGGGTGTATGAACTTCACGGGAAAGGTTTGCTTGCTTTCTCCCAAGCGAACAGCGAGTTTTTCAGGAACAGAGAAAAACAGAGTGCCACCGCTTGAAAACAGAGTTTATTCTATGAGATAATCTATTTATGAAATTGCGCCTACGGGAAACCGGGGCGCTTTTCTTATACCTGACAGAAAGGCGGTGAATACCTTGACCCCAAGACAGCAGAAGTTTTGTGATGAATACCTGATCAGCGGTAATGCCACGGATGCGGCAATTAAGGCCGGGTATTCCCGCAAGACCGCAAAGCAGACAGGAAGCGAAAACCTTGCAAAACCTGACCTTCGTGCCTATATTGATGAACAGCTTGCCAAAATCCATTCCGCCAAGATCGCTGACGCTGAAGAAGTGATGAAATATCTTACTTCTGTCATGCGGGGTGAGCATACCGAACAGGTTTTGAAGCTGGTTGGTGAAGGCGTTCAGACCGTCACGGATATTGATGTTTCTGCAAAAGAGCGCCTGAAGGCCGCTGAACTGATCGGCAAGCGTTATGGCCTGTTCACTGATAAAGTTGGGCTTGAAGGCGCTGTGCCGGTGATCATTACGGGGGATGATCAGCTTGAAGATTAACCCCAAGGCAAAGGTGATCCGCCTTCCTGAAGTGGTGGGCAAAGGTTATGCCACCTTCTGGAACTTCAAAGGCCGTTACCGGGTGTGCAAGGGTTCCCGTGCTTCCAAGAAATCCAAAACCACGGCCCTGAACATCATCAAGCGAATGATGGAATACCCGGAAGCCAACACCCTTGTTGTTCGTAAGGTGTTCAGAACCTTGAAAGATTCCTGTTTTACTGAACTGAAATGGGCAATCAACCGGCTTGGGGTTCAGGCATATTGGGAGATCAAGGAAAGCCCCCTTGAAATGACCTATAAGCCAACCGGCCAAAAAATCTATTTCCGGGGCCTTGATGATCCCCTGAAGGTTACTTCCATCACCGTTGAAATTGGTTATCTGTGCTGGTGCTGGATTGAGGAAGCATACGAAATCATGAATGAATCTGATTTTGATATGCTTGATGAATCCATCCGTGGTGCTATTCCACCGGAAACCGGCCTATTCAAGCAAATCACGCTGACCTTCAACCCGTGGAATGAAAAACACTGGATCAGGAAGCGGTTCTTCGGTGAGATCACCGGCAAGGATGCCCAAGGGAATCCCACATACAAATTCCATGATAGTTGGACTTCCCCGGATGGTCAGATTTTCGCCACAACCACCAATTACCTGTGTAATGAATGGCTGGATGCGTCTGACCTGAAGGTTTTTGAAAACATGAAGGAAAACAACCCCCGGCGCTACAAAGTGGCTGGCCTTGGGGGTTGGGGCATTGTGGATGGCCTGATTTATGAGAAATGGCGAGAAGAAGCCTTTGACATTCAGGCTATTTCCAAGAAGCCCGATGTGAAAAGCTATTTTGGACTTGACTTTGGTTATACCAATGACCCCACGGCCCTGTTCTGTGGGCTGGTAAGCCAAAAGGAAAGAACCATTTGGGTTTTTGATGAACTGTATGAAAAGGCCCTGACCAACCGGGCAATCTATGAGCGGGTAACCGCCATGGGTTACGCCAAGGAACGGATCAAGGCCGATTGTGCAGAGCCGAAAAGCATTGATGAATTGCGAGAAGCTGGCCTGTACCATGTAAGAGCCGCCCGGAAAGGCAAGGACAGCGTGAACAATGGCATTCAGTATATTCAGGATTACACGATCATCATTCACCCCCGGTGTGTGAATTTCATCACTGAAATTTCAAACTACACTTGGGATGAAGATAAATTTGGGGCCAAGATCAATGTTCCCATTGATGATTTTAACCACCTGATGGATGCCATGCGCTATGCGCTGGAAGATGTTCTGGTTGGCCCCGCTTTCAGCTTTGATTAACACATTAGTAACAAAAGGCCCTGAAAACCGTGTGTTTTCGGGGTTCTGCTTTTATTGAGCAATAGAAAGGGTGATTGAAGATGCTATTTTTGAATACTGAAACGGCCCGTATCAATCGCCTGATTTCTGAAGGCGCTGGACGGGGTTTGACCGAAACACAGTTTTTTGCAAAGGAAATTGTGGCTTGGAAGAATTCACCGGAGCGCAAGGAACAAATTCATGGAACCAGCTATTATTCCGGTAAGCATGATATTCTTGATCGGAAAAGAACCACCATCGGGCCTGATGGGAAGTTGGTTCCGGTTGACAACATTCCCAACAACAAGATCATTGATAACCAGTATGCAAAGATGGTGGATCAGAAAACCAACTATCTTTTGGGCAAGCCCTTCACCATCACTTGTGAGAACAAAGCCTATGCTGAACAGTTGAAAAAGCGGTTCAACAAGGCTTTTCAGCGCATGATCAAGTATGTGGGTGAAGATTGTCTGAACGGCGGTAAATGCTGGCTGTTCGTCTATTACAATGACAAAGGCGAAATGTGTTATAGACGGTTCCCGGCATTTCAGATTTTGCCGTTTTGGGCCGATGATGATCACACCACTTTGGATGCCGCCGCCCGTCTGTATCTTCAGGAAGTGTGGGAAGGCTACACCAAAAAGATTGTGGAACGGGTTGAAATCTATAAGCCTGATGGGATTTACCGTTACATTCTGGATGGTTCTGTTCTGATCCCGGATGTGGAACTTGGGGATTATTTCCCTTATATCACGGTGAAGAACGGGGAAAATGTGGAGCCGTATAATTGGGATCGTTTGCCCCTGATCTGCTTCAAGTACAACAAGGAAGAAACCCCGTTGATCCGCCGTGTGAAATCCCTTCAGGATGGAATTAACCTTCTGCTGTCTGATTTTCAGAACAACATGGAAGAAAATGCCCGGAACACTATTCTGGTTCTGAAGAACTATGATGGTCAGGATTTGGGTGAATTCCGCCACAATCTTTCCACCTTTGCGGCTGTGAAGGTTCGGGATGATGGCGGGGTTGAAACCCTTACGGTTGAAGTGAATGCTGAAAATTATAAAGCAATCCTTGAACTGTTCAAGAAAGCCCTGATTGAAAATGCCCGTGGCTATGATGCCAAGGATGATCGCCTTTCCGGTAATCCTAACCAGATGAACATTCAATCCATGTATTCTGACATTGATCTGGATGCAAACGGTATGGAAACGGAATTTCAGGCCGCTTTTGATGATCTGCTTTGGTTCATCAATCAGGACTTGAAAACCAAAGGTGCTGGCGATTTTGAACAGGATGATGTGACCATTGTTTTCAACCGGGATATTCTGATCAATGAAACTGAAGCCATTCAGAATTGTTCCAATTCCGTTGGTATTCTTTCCAATGAAACCATTGTGGAACAGCACCCGTGGACAACGGATGTTGAAATGGAATTGAAACGGCTGAAGAAGGAACAGCAGGAAGAATTGGAACAGGCCCAAGAATATTCCGGGGCTTTTGGAGCCGGGACAAATCAAAATAGGGAACCGGGCGGGGGTGAATAATCCCCGCCCTTCCTATATGCCGGGGCAATAACGGGGCGGGCCGGGGTTCACCTCCTTACCCGGTCAAGGGTGCAATTCCCTTCCCCGGCACCTTTTATGGCGTGTTGGTCAAGTGGTTAAGACACCGCCCTTTCACGGCGGTAACACGGGTTCGACCCCCGTACACGCTACCATTTGCCGGGTTGGTGAAACAGGCAGACACAGCGGGTTCAAAACCCGCCGCCTTCAAAAGCGTATGGGTTCAAATCCCATACCCGGCACCACAATTCAGGAAAGGGGGATCAGCCCACCATGAAAAATGCTGACTATTGGCGGGGCCGGTTCTCCATCTTGGAAGAAAGCGCCCATCAGGAAGCAGATCAGTACATTCAGAGCCTTGAAGAAATGTTCATGGATGCCCAACGGACTGTTCAAGCTGATATTGAACGCTGGTATGGGCGCTTTGCTTCCAATAACGGGATCAGCCTGACGGAAGCCCGGAAGATGCTGACCACCGGACAGCTTGAAGAATTCCGCTGGACGGTTGATCAGTATATCAAGATTGGGCAACAGGCCAATCTTTCCGCTGAATGGCTGAAGAAGCTGGAAAATGCTTCTGCAAAATTCCATGTTTCCCGGCTGGAAGCCATTCAGACGCAGATTCAACAGCAGATTGAACTTCTGTATGGAAATCAGCTTGACGGGCTGGATTCTCTGTTGAAGAAGATCGCCGGTGATGGCTACACCCAAAGCGCCTTTGCCATTCAAAAGGGCATTGGCCTTGGATGGGATATAACCGCCCTGAATCAGAAGAAACTTGAAACTTTACTTTCAAAGCCTTGGACAACGGACGGAAGAACCTTCAGTGATCGCATTTGGAGCAAGAAAAAGGAACTGGTGGGAAGCGTCCAAAAGGAACTGACACAGGGCCTTTTGCGTGGGGACAGCCCACAGAAGATCACGGATGCCATTAAGAACCGGTTCAATGTGTCCCGCTATCAGGCGGGGCGGCTGGTTCATACTGAAACCACCTATTTCAACGCCATTTCCACAAAGCAAGCCTATCAGGATTTGGGGGTTGAAAAAATTGAAATCTTGGAAACGCTGGATTCCCATACTTGCGAGATTTGCCAACCCCTTGATGGAACGGTGATCCCGCTGGCCCAATATGAACCCGGCGTAACTGTACCCCCGTTCCACCCAAATTGCCGGGGAACCACTTGCCCCCATTTTGCAGATATGGACGGCGAAAGAGCCGCCCGGAATGCGGAAGGGAAAGTTTACTATGTCCCGGCCAATATGACATATACCCAATGGAAAAAGGCTTTTGTGGACGGCGATTCCAAAGATGGTTTGACGGTTGCCACTGTTGCTGGTGTTCTGAAACGGGTTCGGGATTATGAAAGCGAATTTGGAAAGAAATTTGGAAAAGATCATTATGATCAAATCAGGGATCGTGTAGACGCTTGTGAAAATCCGAACCTTCAGAAAGTGTGGGACGCTTATGAAGGCAAGATCAAGGTTGCTGATCCGCATTACAACGGCGGCGCATACTGTTCCGGGAACAATATCTATGTAGGTATCAACAAAGATGCCAAGGGACGGAAATATTTTTCCCCGTATTCCACCACCTTCCATGAAAGCGGCCATGCCATTGATGGACTTGCGGCCCAGCTTGGAAGCCCGAATGGGCAATGGCATTTTTCTTCCACCTATAAAGATGGGCTTTTCCCCAAGACTATCAAAGAAGAAGTTGATGATTGGGTAAAATCCATTCTTTCTGATATGAAGGCCCATAAAAGCGATTTTCAGTATTGGGTGGATAAAGGGTGGATCACACAAGGTTGGGCGGATTATTACGCTTCCCAAGCTAACTTCAAACCTCTAAAATCCATGGCCTTCCAAGCTGTGAAACAAGAGATTCAAGGGTTGGAGCCATTGCAGATGTGTGATATTTCTGATATATTGGAGGGTGCCACCCGTGGAAAAATCCAATGTGGGGTTGGACACGGGGGCGGTTCCTACTGGACAAACCGGGCTTACAACGGCATTGATTGGGGCCTTGGAACAGAAGCATTTGCAGAAATGACTTCTGCAACTATGGCTTGCCCGGAGAGTTTGGAAACAATCAAGAAATATCTTCCCAAGTCTTATGCGCTGTATGAAGAAATGCTTGAAGTAATCGCCAATCAAATCTGAAGGGGGGTGTTTTCGTGCCTGAACTGATTGAACAATACGCTGAAAAATTCAATGAGAACTTCCCGTTGTTCGCCCTGATGGGAATGGATGATGAAGAAGTGGAAGCTATTATTCAGGAATGTTTGGATAAGGGAACCCCTTACCGGCCACCTGATTTGGGAGAAAAAGACTTATATTGATGATTGAACCACCCCGGCTTTGGCCGGTGGTGGTTTTTTCATACCCTTTTCGCCGTTTCCCGGTGGTGGGCGGTAAACAGAACCGGGGAAATCGTGGTTCCTTACCCACGGTAAAAAAGGATTTTTGAATGGAGGTATTCACTATGACAAAGGAAACCCTGATGCAAATGGGCCTGACGGAAGAACAGGCAAACAAGGTGATGGAGGGCTTGAACGGTTCTTTTGTTCCCAAGACCCGCTTCAACGAGGTCAACACGGAACTTCAGACGGCCAAGGCCACCATCAAGGAAAGAGATGGACAGCTTGAAACCTTGAGAAAGGCCACCGGTGACACCAAGGCCCTTCAGGATCAGATCACCCAACTTCAGGCCGACAACAAGAAGAAGGATGAAGATCATGCCGCTGAACTGAAGGCGCTGAAGATCAATGCCGCTGTGGACAAGGCCCTTCAGGATGCCCACGCAATCAACCCCGCCACCGTCAAGCCCCTGTTGGCCGCTTTCTTGGAGAAGGCCAATCTTGCCGATGATGGCACCATTTATGGCCTTGCTGATGAAATCGGCAAGCTGTCCAAGGCGGAAGGAACCAGTTTCCTTTTCAAGCCTGTGACTACCACCACAACCCCCACCGTGGCCGGTGCTTCCCCCGCTGGAAGCGTAACCACGAACCCCGATCCCAAGATCAGTGGCTATGAAACCCGCTTGGCTGATGCCCGTAAGGCCGGTAATGCCGCCCTTGTTGTGGCTATCAAGCGTGAAGCCGCCGCTGATGGCGTAAACCTGTTTTAACCTATCAATTTTCTAAATGAAGAAAGGATGTTTGAACTATGCCTAACATTACTGGTACTGGCAACACTTTCAACCTGCCCAACTTTGCCGGTGAGTTGTTCACCGCCGCCCCCACCCAGACCCCTTTCCTGACTATGATCGGCGGCCTGTCCGGTGGACGCAAGACCGAGAATGACGAATTCCCCACCGGTCAGATTTACGATTTCCCCGCCGCTGAACAGCCTGCCATTTCTGAACAGGCTTCCGAAACTGCGCCCGCCGCAACCGCTTTGGTTCGTGAGCAGAAAACCAATGTGACGCAGATTTTCCACGAAACCATTTCTTTGACCTATGCAAAGATGGCGAACCGTGGTAAGCTGTCTGGCCTGAACACCGCTGGTCAGAACGCCAACCCCACTTCCGAACTGGATTGGCAGATTGCCCAGCGCCTGAAGAAGATCGCCCGTGATGTGGAACATACCTTCCTGAACGGCACCTATGCCAAGGCCGGTTTGGTTTCTGAAGCCAATAAGACCCGTGGCATGATCGAACTGTGTTCCACCGGCACCACCATTGCGGCTGGTGATGCTGAACTGTCTGTGGATATGCTGAAGCAGTTGTTCAAGGCTATGGCTGATGCCGGTGCCGCATTCGGCAACATGGTTCTGTTCTGCGGTTCTGAACAGAAGCAGAGAATCACCACCCTGTATGAAAAGCAGTTGGGGTACAATGCCGCCGCCCCCCGCAATGTTGGCGGTATGAACATTCAGAAGTTGGAAACCGACTTCTTTGAAATGGGCATTTGCTATGACCCCTTCATGAAGGCGGATTCTATTCTGATCGCTGATGTGGCCGCTTGCGCCCCCGTGTTTCAGGATGTTCCCGGCAAGGGCGTTCTGTTCTTGGAGGATTTGGCCAAGGTTGGCGCTTCTGAACGCAAGCAGATTTATGGTGAAATCGGCTTGGATCACGGCCCCGCCTTCCTGCATGGTTCCATCACCGGCCTGAAGAACGGCTAATTGGGGGTGTGAATGATGTTCAAGATCAGCGGCAAACAGAAATATGGCGGTGTGTGGGCTGATGGCAAGTGCATTGCCAAATTCATCAACGGTGTTGCCACCACCGATGATCCCACCGTTGCCGAGATTATGAGGGCGCAGGGGTACACCGTGGAAGGTGAAGCCCCTGTGACTGATCCCCTTGCCAAAATGAACAAGGATGATCTGAAGGCGTATGCCGTGGAACACGGCATTGATCTGACCAATGTTCCCGACAAGAAGGCGGACATTTTGGCCGCTGTCAAAGCGGCTGAAGGCGGTCAGTGAGAAAGGCGGTGACCCCCGTTGCGTGATGATGTTGTTGCAATGCTTACGGCCCTTGGCGTGACGGGGGCCGATACTGATCCTCTGTTGGACATTTTCTTGATGAATGTTCAACAGCGGATCATGAACAAAATTAACTGTTCCTCTATCCCGGAAGGGCTGGAAGGCGTGGCCGTTTATATGGCCGTGGGTGAATACCTGAACGCAAAAAAGGCTACGGGGCAACTTACAGGGTTTGATCTGGATGCGGCAATCAAGCAAATTCAGGAAGGTGACACCAATACTGTGTTTGCGCTTGGAGAAGGGAGCCTGACACCGGAACAGAGGTTGAATGTGCTGATTGATTATCTGATCAATGGCCGTTCTGATGAACTGTACCGGTTCAGGAAAATGGTATGGTGAACGCCCAGCGCAAGGCCCTTGAACGGCTTTGGAAGGATCGCTGTACCGTCTATCACCGGGTAAAGGTGACAGACCCCAAAACCAAACTTACTGATTTTGATGAAAAGCCGCTTCTTCAGGATCAGCCCTGTAAACTGTCTTTTGAAACCTTAAATTCAACTGATGGTGATCATGTTGCCACGGTTGCCCAATCCGTGAAGCTGTTCATTTCCCCTGATGTTGAAATCCCCGCTGGTTGCAAAATCGTTGTGACCCGTTTCAATGATTTGGAACGAACCTTCACCTATTCCAGAAGCGGTGAACCGGGGATTTTCACCAACCATCAAGAAATCATGTTGGAGCCTTTCAAGGGATACGCCTGATGGCCCGGTGGGGAAAATGTGATTTCAGAGAACTTGAACAGTTGAACAAACGCCTTGAACAGCTTTCTTCCGTGGATTTTGATGCTTTTTGCCGAAAAATGTCCAATGAGATTGCCGCAAGGCTTTTGGCAAAGGTAAAGAAAAGAACGCCTGTTGGGGTGGTTCCTGGATATGCCACCGATGAAGCAAAGGAAGAATATTGGTCAGGATATGAGGGCGGCACCCTTCGGGACGCTTGGACAATCCTTCCTGTTGAAAAACAGGGTGATCAATACATTGTAACGGTGGTGAATAACACCGAATACGCTTCCTATGTGGAATATGGACACCGGCAAACACCGGGCCGATATGTCCCGGCCTTGGGTAAGAGCCTGAAGGCAAGTTGGGTGAAAGGGCGCTTCATGCTGACCATTTCCACCCAAGAACTTGAAACCCAAGCCCCCGCATTGTTGCAACAGAAATTGTACCTGTTTTTGAAGGAAGTGTTTTAATGCTGAATGAAATTATCAAAGGAATTTCAATGGCGCTGAACACCGCCTTTGGGGATGGATATGAAATCTATCAAAATGATGTGGAACAAGACTTGAAAGAAGGCTGTTTCTTCATTCAGGTTTTGAAACCCGAACTTTCCCCGCTGTTGGGGCGGCGTTCTATGAAACGGAACCCGTTTGATGTTCTGTATTTTCCAAAGGCCCCCGGAAATAATGCTGAAATGTTCACCGTTGCGGAAACGCTGATGGAGTGTTTGACCCTGATCAGCCTTCCCAACGGTGATCTTTTGCATGGAACCGGTATGAATTATGAAGTGGTGGATGGGGTTCTTCATTTCATGGTGAACTTCAACTTGCCGCTGATTCGGCCCTATGATGAAACCTATATGGAAACCTTGGAAACCGATGTTGGAACGGTGGGAGGGGGTTAAAAATGGCTACCAGCACCAAAACGAAAAAGCCCAAGGCAACAGAAGCGGCCCCGCCCGTTTCCAAGGCCCCGGCTTTTCCCAAGGAAAGAATTTTGACTTTCCAGAGATACGCCAAACGGCGTGATCTTCTGTCCACCTTGCTGAAGGATGGGCAGGAATACACCCATGATCAGGTTCAAAGCCTGATTGATAACTTCTTTACGAAAGGCAAGGTGAAGTAATATGGCCCTTGGCGGCGGTACTTTCCTGACGCAGAATAAAATTCTGCCCGGTGCTTACATCAACTTCATTTCCGTTGCGAATGCAAGCGCCACCCTGTCTGATCGTGGCATTGCTACGATCCCCCTTGATATGAATTGGGGGCCTGAAAATCAGGTTATGACCGTGGAACTGGCTGATTTCCTGAAGAACAGTCAGAAGATTTTCGGTTATGCCTATACTGCGGATGAACTGAAGCCCATGCGTGAGATTTTCAAACACGCAAAGACGGTGTATTTCTTCCGCCTGAACGCTTCCGGTGTGAAAGCGGCCAACACCTTCTGTACGGCCAAATACCCCGGAACCCGTGGTAACAGCTTGCGGACTGTGATCACGGAAAATGAGAACAGCACCAGTGAAGCCAAACTGTATGATGTGGCAACCTACCTTGACACGGTTCAGGTTGACCTTCAGACCGGTGTTGCTTCTCTGGCCGATCTGAAGCCCAATGATTATGTGGACTGGATCACCGGCGCAAGCATTTCCCTTACGGCTTCCCTTCCTCTGAAGAACGGCACCAATGGCACCGTTGAGGATGCGGCCTATCAGACCTACCTTGACAAGATGGAAGCCTATAACTTCAACGCTATGGGTTGCCCGTCCAACAACCCCACTATTTCCGCCCTGTTCGCCGCTTTCTGTGAGCGTATGCGGGATGATGTGGGTAAGAAGTTTCAGGTGGTTTGCTTCCGCAATCTGGCCGATTATGAAGGCGTGGTGAGCGTCAAGAACACCATTGCCGGTGAAACCGATGATCCCGCCCTGATTCCTTGGGTTACCGGCGTGATTGCTGGAACCGCTGTGAACAAGAGCGCAACCAACATGGATTATGATGGTGAATATGCCATTGATACCGATTACACCCAGACCGAACTGGAAAACGGTATCAAGGAAGGTTCCTTCATGTTCCATCAGGTGGATGAAAAGGTTGTTGTTCTGGAGGACATTAACACTTTCATTTCCGTTACGGATGTGAAATCCAGCGACTTTTCCAGCAACCAGACCATCCGGGTTTTGGATCAGATCGCCAATGACATTGCGGTTCTGTTCGGCAAGAAGTACATCGGCAAGGTTCCCAATGATGCTTCTGGCCGGGTGAGCCTGTGGAACGATATTGTGAAGCACCACACCGAACTTCAGAATATCCGAGCCATTGAGAATTTCAGCGGCGATAATGTGACCGTGGCGCAGGGCGATACCAAAAAGGCGGTTGTGGTGACGGACTATGTTACCCCCGTCAACGCTATGGCACAGCTTTACATGACTGTCTATGTGCAGTAAGAAAGGGGTGTAAATCGGTATGAATACGGTAATGAATGCGAAAGATACCGTTTCCGCTTCTCTTGCGGAATGCTTTGTGACCATCGGTGATCGCCGCTTGAACTTCATGCAGGCAATCAACCTTGAAGCCAAGTTTGAGAAGAACAAAACGGAAGTGCCTATTTTGGGCAAGACCGGCAAAGGCAATAAGGCCACCGGCTGGAAGGGTACGGGTTCCGCCACCTTCCACTACAACACTTCCATCTTCCGGGAAATGCTGAAGCAGTACAAGGACACCGGCGAGGATGTTTACTTTGACATTCAGGTGACCAATGAAGATCCCACTTCTTCTGTTGGCCGTCAGACGGTGATCCTGAAGGATTGCAATGTGGATGGTGGTATCCTTGCCAAGTTTGACGCTGATGCGGAATACTTGGATGAAGATATGGATTTCACCTTTGAAGATTTCGATATGCCCGAAACCTTCGCCATGCTTGCCGGGATGGAGTAAGACCGCTACCCCGGCCCTGATTTGGGGCCGGGGTTTTCTTTTTACAAAAAATAGGAGGAACTTTTATGAATCTGTCTGCTTTTCTGGCTGAAAATGCCATTGCCGTTGAGAATGTGAAATTTGCCGCTTCCAAGCGGTTCATGGGCGAGGACAACAAGCCCATTCTGTGGGAGATCAAGACTATTACCGGCACCGAGGATGAAGCCCTTCGGAAAGCGTGTGCCAAGCGGGTTCCTATCCCCGGCAAGAAGAACCAGTATCAGAAGGAAACTGACTATGATCAGTACCTTGGCAAACTGGCCGTTGCCTGTACGGTTTTCCCCGATCTGAACAACAAGGAACTTCAGGACAGCTATCATGTTATGGGCGCTGAAGCCCTTCTGAAAACCATGCTGACCCCCGGCGAATATGCCGATTATGTGCAGAAGGTTCAGGAGGTTTGCGGCTTTGATACCACCCTTCAGGACGAGGTGGACGAGGCAAAAAACTAATCAATGAAGGTGATGGTGAAGCGAATATTGCTTACTATTGCCTTCATGAACTGCATTTGATCCCTTCCGCTTTTCTTGCTTTACCCCGGAAAGAAAGGGCCTTCATTATTGCGGCTATTGAAATCCGGGTTGAAAAGGAAAAGAAAAAGCAGAAGGAAATTGAACGAAAACAGCGCCGGGGGAAGTGATTTCCCCGGCATTCCCTTTGGAAAGGTGGTGATCCCTATTGGCAACGATCCGCACGGCTATTGCCCTGTATGATGGTGTGACTTCCCCGCTTCACAGTATGCAGAAGGCCATGAATATTGTGCTGAACAGCTTTGAAGCCATGCAAAGGGCTTCCAGCAATGCGGTTGATGTTTCGGCAATTCAGGAAGCCCGTGATGAATTGGCAAGAGCGGAAACCGCTTTTGATTCTATCGAACAGAGTATCAGGGATGCCGATAACCAACAGCAGAAATTCAATGGTTCTATCAGGGCCGGTTCTTCCGCCGCCGATGGCCTTTGGAACAAGCTGAAGGGAATTGCGGCCACCGTGGGCGGTATTGCTGGACTGAATAAGGTGCTTGGGGTTTCTGATCAGCTTACCAGCACCAATGCCCGGTTGAACAATGCCATGGTGAATTTTGATGATGGCGGGAGCCTTGAAGAACTGCAAGCAAAGGTAATGGCTTCGGCACAGCGTTCCCGTTCTTATTACATGGACACCGCCGCCGCTGTTGCCAAGTTGGGCATGAACGCCAAGGATGCCTTTGGGAACATGGATGAAGTGATCATGTTTTCCGAATTGGTCAATAAATCCTTCGTGAATGGTGGAGCAAGCGCCCAAGAACAGGCGGCTTCCATGCTTCAGCTTACACAGGCTATGGCTTCCGGCGTTCTTCGTGGTGAGGAATTGAACAGCATTTTTGAAAATGCCCCCGGCATTATTCAAAATATTGCTGATTATCTGGATGTTCCCATTGGTCAAATCAGAACAATGGCTTCTGAAGGGCAGATCAGCGCCGATATTGTCAAGAACGCCATGTTTGCGGCGGCTGATGATATTGAAGAAAAATTCAATAGTATGCCTAAGACTTGGGGCCAAATCTGGACTTCCATGAAGAATAAGGCCCTTTCCATCTTCGCCCCGATCCTGAACAAGCTAAACCAGATTGCCAACAGCGCCAAGTTTGAAACCGTGACCAATGGTGTTATCAATGGCCTTGCCGCCATTGCTTCTGTTGCCACATGGGTTCTTGATCTGCTGATCAACGGTGCTTCTTGGGTTGTTGATAATTGGAGTTGGATTTCTCCAATCGTTTTGGGTGTGGCTGGCGCTTATGTGGTTCTTCACGGAGCCATGATCGCCTATAACACCATTCAGGCCATTACAAACGGCCTTGCCGCAATTTCCGCCGCCCGATCTGCTATTAAGGCCGGTGCCACCCTTGCGGAAGCGGCGGCAACCACCACGGCCACCGGCGCACAGGTGGGGTTGAATGCCGCTTTGCTGGCCTGTCCCATTACTTGGATCATCATCGGTATCATTGCGCTGATCGCCCTGTTCTATGCGGCTGTGGCGGCGGTGAACAAGTTTGCTGGAACCAGCGTTTCCGCCACCGGCATTATCTGCGGGGTGTTTATGGCGGCGCTGGCCTTTATCGGCAACATCTTCATTGCCCTGTGGAATGTGGCCGCTGAAGTGTTTGTTCTGATCTATAACCTTGTGGCTACGGTTGCCAACTTCATTGGAACAGTATTCAATGATCCTGTGGCGGCTGTGGTTCACCTGTTCTTTGATTTGGCTGATACGGTGCTTGGGGTGCTTCAAGCGCTTGCTTCTGCCATTGACGCTATCTTTGGTTCCAACCTTTCCGGGGCGGTTCAGGGATGGCGTGATTCCCTTGGCGGTTGGGTTGATGAAACCTTTGGCAAGGGAACGGAAGTAATGGCGAAAATGAACGCTGATGATCTGAAGCTGGATCGGTTTGAATACGGGGCCGCTTTTGATCTTGGGTACAACTTTGGTGAAGGCATTGATAACAAGGTTTCTGGCCTGTTTGATGGTTCCCTGATGGATTCCATGGGAGCCTTTGACCTTGGCAACACCCTTGATGGTATCTATGGCAACACCGGCGATACGGCCAACAATACAGCGGCCACCGCTGATGCTTTGGATATTACGGAAGAAGATTTGTCTTATTTGCGTGATATTGCAGAGCGTGAAGCAATCAACCGGTTCACCACCGCTGAAATCAAGGTTGAACAGACCAACACCAATTACATTGACAAGGAAACCGATCTGGATGGGATCATGGATGCTTGGGCCAATGACTTTGCCGAAAAGCTGGATGTTTCTGAAGAAGGGGTGCATGAGTAATGGCATACAAAATGTATCTTGCGGGTGTGCTTATGCCCATCACCCCTTCCAAGGTGACGGTGAAGATCAATAACCAGAACAAAACCATGACCCTGATCAACGGGGAAGAAATCAACATTTTGAAGGCCGCTGGCCTTTCTGATGTGTCCTTTGAACTGTTGCTTCCCCAAGTTTCCTATCCGTTCACCAACGGCGGCGCACAATCCGCCAACTATTATCTTTCCTTGTTTGAACGGCTGAAAACCAGCAAGACCCCGTTTCAATGGATTCTGAACCGGCAAAGACCACGGGGCGGAATGTTTTTCTATACCAACATGACAGTTGGAATGGAAAACTATGAAATTGTGGATGATGCCGGGGCCGGGTTTGATGTGAAAGTGAAAGTAAGCCTGAAGCAATATCGGGCATACGGAACCAAAACCGTTACCATCAAACCCGCCGCCACTACAACCGAAACCCCCAAGGCTACGGTTCAGGCGGCACCCCGGCCCACCACCACGGCCCCGAAAACAACCACCTATACCGTGAAATCTGGTGATTGTCTTTGGAATATTGCCAAGAAATATCTTGGGGACGGTTCCCGATACACTGAAATCTATAATCTGAACAAGGATAAGATCAAAAACCCGAACCTGATTTATGCCGGTCAGGTTCTTACTTTGCCTTCCTGAAAGGGGTGATCCCGTTGGCTGTTGAACTTTTCATTCAGCATAATAATACAATTCAATACCCGGTTGTTGAAGAAGGGGCAAAGCTGACTTGGGAGCGCAAAGGAACACCCGGAAAGTTTGAATTCACAGTGGTAAAATGCCCCGGATTGAACTTTGCTGAAGGTGATCCGGTGAAGCTGACTGTGGATGGAACCCCCATGTTCTATGGCTTTGTGTTCAAGAAAAAGCGGGACAAGGGCGGCACCATTGATGTTGTGGCCTATGATCAGTTGCGATACCTGAAGAACAAGGACACCTTGACAGAAGAAGGGCTGAAGGCTTCTGATCTTCTGAAACGCCTTGCAACCGATTTCCGCTTGAACCTTGGAAGCGTGGAAGATACCGGGTACACCATTGAAACCATTGTGGAGGAAAACCAAACCCTGTTTGATATGATTCAGAATGCCCTTGATGAAACCCTGATGAATACCAAACAGCTTTATGTTCTTTTTGATGATGTTGGAAAGCTGACCCTGAAGAACATCAATTCCATGAAGCTGAATCTTCTGATTGATGAAGAAACCGGGGAAAATTTCAACTATGAATCCAGTATTGATGAACAGACCTATAACAAAATCAAACTGGCCTTCAACAATGAAAAGACCGGAAAACGGGAATTGTTCATTGCACAGGACGGGGAGAAAATGAACCAATGGGGTGTTCTTCAGTATTTTGAAGAAATCCAGACCCAAACCGGCGCTTCCGCCAAGGCTGATGCCCTTTTGAAGCTATATGATCAGAAAACCCGCCGTTTGACGGTCAAAAACGCTTTTGGGGATGTTCGGGTAAGGGCGGGAAGCGCCCTTGTTGTTGCCTTGAACCTTGGCGATATTATCACCAACAATTTCATGGTGGTGGAGAAAGTCACCCATACTTTCAAGGACAATGAACACCGGATGGAACTTGACCTGATCGGGGGTGAATTCATTGCCTAACGCTGTTGAAGTGGTAAAAAAGGCGGCGGTGGAAGCCGTGGAAGCTGGAAAGCCTGTGAATCTCTTGTTTGGGGAAGTTATTTCTGCTTCCCCTCTGAAGATTCAGGTGGATCAAAAAGCAATCTACACTGAAAAAATGTTGGTGCTTACCCGGAATGTCACTGATTATGAAGTTGATATGACGGTTAGCCACCAAACTGTTGTGATCAGCCACGGCCACCCGGTAACGGACACCTACACCGGGGGCGGAACGGCTGAATCCATTGACCACAACCACCCCATCAAAGGCAGGAAGAAATTCAAGGTTCACAATGCCCTTGTGGTTGGTGATTGGGTGCTTCTGGCCCGGATGCAGAAGGGCAAAAAATTTGTGGTGCTGGATCGTATCAAAGCGAACCCGGCCCTGAAGGGGGAATGGCTATGATCCCACAGACCGGGGATGATCTGCGGCAGGATTTTGTATTTGAAACCCTTCCAAGCAGAACCTTCCGCCTGAACTATAACGCTTTGACGATCACCGGAACCATTGATGAAATCAAAGCTGTGGAACAGGCGGTATATTTGATCCTGAACACTGAACGCTATCAATGGCTGATTCATTCTTGGGATTATGGGGTTGAACTTCATGATCTTATCGGGAAAGATGTGGAATTTTGCATTCCTGAAATTGAACGGCGCATTCGGGAAGCCTTGCTTCAGGATGATAGGATCACGGCAGTTGAAAATTTTGAATTTACGGTGAACAAAAAACAAGTGCTGGCTACCTTTAAGGTAGTCAGCATTTTTGGCGAAATCAACACAGAAATGGGGGTTGAAATCTGATGTATGAAGCACAAACCTATGAAGCAATTTTGGCCCGAATGCTTCAGAAGGCCCTTTCCATTAACAGCAATCTTGACACCCGTGAAGGTTCGCTGGTGTGGTATGGGGATGCCCCCGCCGCTGTGGAATTGCAAAACCTGTATATTGCCCTTGAAACGGTTCTGAATGAAACCTTTGCTGATACGGCAAGCCGCCCTTACCTGATTTTGAGAGCGGCGGAAAGGGGCCTTTCCCCGCAACCGGCAAGCCCCGCCGTTTTGCAGATGGCAATTACACCAACCACTTTGTTTTTGCCGCTGAACACCCGTTTTTCCATCGGTGAACTGAACTATTATGTTTCGGCGGATCGTGGAAACGGTAATTATGAACTGACCTGTGAAACGGCTGGTGAAGCCGGTAACAACTACACCGGCACAGTCATTCCCATTGAGTATGTGGACGGGCTGGAAACCTGCAAGATCATTTCCATTCTGGTTCCCGGTGAGGATGAAGAAGATACAGAGGTTTTCAGACAGCGTTACCTTGACAGCCTGAACGCCCAAGCCTTCGGAGGAAACCGAATTGACTACATCGAAAAGGTAAACGCCATTCCCGGTGTGGGCGGTGTGAAGGTATATCGGGCATGGAATAGCGATTTGAAACCGGCCAACATGATCCCGCCAACCGGAACCGATACATGGATCAACGGCCTTTCCGATGTACCGGAAGCCGTGAAAACTTGGCTTGATACCGTGTATGCCGCCGCCAAGAACAATATGTTCACCGTGGGCGGAACTGTCAAGCTGGTGATCATCAACAGCACCTTTACCGTTCCTTCTGAAACGCTGGTGGATCAGGTTCAGACAGCCGTTGACCCCCTTCAGAATGCCGGTGAAGGTGTTGGCATTGCCCCCATCGGCCATGTGGTGAAGGTGGAAGGTGTGAATGAAGAAACCGTGGATTTGTCCTTTGCCCTGTACTATCAGCGGGGATGGACTTGGGATGATGTTTCCGGTTATGTCACGGAAGCCATTGAAGGCTATTTCAAGGAACTGGCTGAAGGTTGGGCTGATCAGAATGAACCCCTTGTGGTTCGTATCAGCCAAATTGAAAGCCGCCTGTTGGGTATCAACGGTATTTTGGACATTGCCAACACCAAAATCAATGAAGAAGCGGCCAACTATACTTTGGAACTGGATCACATTCCGGTTTTGGGTTCTATCGCCCCAACAGTTATCACAATCAACGCATAAGGGAGGGGTGAAAAGTGGAAAGACAACTGATCAAATACCTTCCCTATGTTGTCCGGGATTATCCTGAATTTCAGGGTATCACCGGAAGCGAACAGCCCGAATTTGAACGGGCTTGGGCTTCTGCTGATGATCTGTTGAATAATCAGTTTATTTCCACCGCTGGAAGCATGGGCCTTTCCCGGTGGGAAAAAATCTTGGGGATCACCCCCAAGGGAACGGACACCCTTGAAGATCGGCGATTCCGTATTATGACCCGGATCAATGAAGAACTTCCGTACACCGTCCCGCAGTTGCGGAACATCCTTGAAACCCTCTGTGGAGCCGGTAACTATTCCGCTGAAGTTGTTGAAGGCACCTATCAGCTTATTGTGAAAATCGGCTTGGCGGCAAAAAACAATTTCAGTGATGTTGAAGCCCTGTTGGATAGGGTTGTTCCACAAAACATGATTGTGAACCTTCTTCAGCTTTATAACACCCATGCTGAACTTGGGCTTCTGACCCATGAACAGCTTGCCGCCTACACCCACAATCAGTTGAGAAACGAGGTTTTGACGAATGGCGAATAAAACAACCAATTATGAACTGGTCAAACCCCTTGCGTCTGAATTTTATGATGTTGAAGTGCAAAACGGAAACATGGATAAAATTGATGCCGGGATGAAGGCCAATGCGGACGGGATCAAGGCCCTTCAGGATGGGCAGAAGGACAAGGCCGATCTGGTGGAAGGCAAGGTTCCCGCTGAACAGCTTCCCGCCATGGACTATGAAGCCGCTGGAACCGCCGCAAGTACGGTGAAAGCCCACAATGAGAATGAAGCCGCCCACCCTTACCTGTTGGAGCAGATCGGAACCTGTGTGACGGCGGCACAGAACGCCCAAACCGCCGCTGATGCGGCCTTGGAAGCTGTGTCCAGTATTGCATTTACCATTGATGTTGTTCCCACCCAAAGCGGCGCATTGACCTATAACGGCCAAGCGCAAAGCCCTTCTTGGAACAGCTATAACCCCGATACCATGACCCTTGGCGGGGTTACTACCGGCACCAATGCAGGAACCTACACGGCCACTTTTACGCCCAAGGACAAGTATAAGTGGAGTGATGGCACCACGGATGCAAAAAGCGTCACATGGACGATTGGAAAGGCTTCTATGGCGGTTCCTTCCCAAAGTGGAACCCTTACCTATACCGGTTCGGCCCAAAGCCCTTCTTGGAGCAACTACGATTCTTCCAAAATGACCCTTGGAGGAACCACCAGCGGAACCAACGCTGGAAGCTACAACGCCACCTTCACGCCCGGTGCAAACTACAAATGGAGTGATGGCGAAACCGGAGCCAAAACGGTTGCTTGGACGATTGGAAAGGCCGCTGGAAGCCTGTCTTTGAACAAGACTTCCATGAGCCTTACCGCCGCCAAGCTGACGGACACCATCACAGTAACACGGGCCGGGGATGGCGCTATTTCCGCCACTTCCAGTGATACCGGTGTTGCCACCGTGAGTGTGTCCGGTACTACGGTAACGGTTACCGCCGTTGCAAAGGGAAGCGCCACAATCACGGTGAAGGTTGCGGCTGGAACCAACTATTCCGCCCCGGCCAATAAGACCTGTTCCGTGGAAATCACCTTGCCCACAAGCACCCTGACTGATAACAGTTGGGCCACCATCCGGGAAGTGAGTAGCGCCGGTAAGGGTGCCAACTATTGGGCCGTTGGTGATATGAAGGCCATTGTGATCAACGGAAAGATCGGAAATACCACAATTTCCAACCTTTCCATCAATGTGTTCATTTTGGGCTTCAACCATAACAGCGCCAAGGAAGGAAGCAACCTGATTCACTTCCAGATCGGAAAGATTGGAACCACCGCCGTTGGCCTGTGTGATTCCAGTTACAACAGCAATGTCAGCGGTGCGGGTTATTTCCACATGAATGATTCTAACACCAATGTGGGTGGTTGGAATGCCTGTACCAAGCGGAAAACCCTGTATGGTAACAGTGGAACGCCTTCCAGCCCGGTTTCCAATAGCCTGATGGCGGCGCTTCCATCTGATCTGCTGGCCGTGATGCAACCTGTGACAAAGTACACGGATAACACGGGTAACGCAACGAATACGGCGGCTTGTGTCACCGCAACCACGGATTACCTGTTTGATCTTGCTGGATTTGAAGTGTTCGGTTCCAGAAGCTATGCAAATAGCTATGAACAGAACTATCAGCTTCAGTATGATTATTACAAGGCCGGTAACAGTAAGATTGCCTATAATCATTCCGCCGTGTCCACGGCGGTTCGGTGGGGCCTTCGTTCTCCTAATTACAACAACAACTATAACTTCTGCAGTGTCACTACGGACGGCGCTATCTACGATACCTATGCCTATCGTTCCTTGGCTCTGCGCCCCGGATTTGCCGCCTAATCCCCCGCAGGATGATCCCGCCCCCATCCCGCCCCCGAAAGGGGGCGGTTCCGGGACGGTCACGAAAAAAAAAGCAATATGGCGGCGTAAGCCGCCCGAAAAATTTTTGAAAATTGGCTTTTTCCCCTTTTTGTGCTATACTTTTACGGTAAGCCCGGAAAGGGGTGAAACCATGTCTGTACTGAAACAGAAAAGAACCACAAGCAAAGCCGAATTTATCAACACGGCCAATCAGATTTATGTTGAAACCTTGAATTTCCTGACCAGACTTTCAGCCCGGTATTCACGCTTGATCGCTGAACCGGTTGCAAAGCTGGCCGGTGAAGTGATAGATCATGCTGAAAAGGCCAACAGCATTTTTCCTTCAGATCCCCAGCGAATTGAAATGCGAAAGGCCCACTTGCTGGAAGCAAGGGCTTCCCTGATGGCGCTTGATGTGCGCCTGACCCATTGTTATTTGATCTTGAACCAGAACCCGGAAGGTGCCTTCACCAATTCCAAAGGGGCTGCTGTGAAATCCAAGGACGCAATGGAAAAGCTGGACAAGATGGCCCAAAACTTGGGTGAACTGATCGACAAGGAAAATGAACTTTTGAAAGGGGCAATCAAAAATGTAAGCGCAAAGCAAAAGAACTGATTTTCATTAGGTGTATCTCTGGAAATTTGCCTTCGGGCGGTTCGGTGGGGCCTTCGTTCTCCTAATTACAACAACAACAATAACTTCTGCAATGTCAATACGGACGGCACAATCAACAATAACAATGCCAATCGTTCCTTGGCTCTGCGCCCCGGATTTTACTAATATACACGGTCAAATGTAGTAACAGGAAGCCACGGCTTTTCAGGTGAAAGACGACCGATGTAAAAGGAGAGATACTTCCTTGGGTTTCAATCCCTAAAACTGCCCTTTGATGCCCTTACACGGACGCTTCTTGCATGGTGGGGTATGTGCCTAACCCATTTCATGTGTCAGGGCAAAGCAGATTAGACGGCACCCGACAATTCATCTGTACGAAAGGCGAATACTTTTTATTATGACAAGCCAAGAACGGCATGAAGCCCGATACCAGCGCCGCAAAGCAAAGCGGCAAGAGAGAAAACAGGCCCGGAGTGATAACCTTGGGCCGGTGAATAAAGTGTTCAGTTACCGAAAGATGTTCTTCTATGGCCGCAAGTGCTGTAATGGTGTGCGGTGGAAGCAAAGTGTTCAGAACTTTGAAGGACACCTGTTTTCAGGAACAGCCAAACGGCGGCGGCAAGTGTTGGATCAGAAATGGAAGCCTATGAAATGCACCCATTTTACGCTGTGTGAGCGTGGAAAGGTGCGCCCCATTGATGCCCCGCACATCACAGATCGCCAAATTCAAAAGGTGCTTACCAATGAAGTTTTGATCCCGTTATACCGACCCTGTATGATCTATGACAACGGGGCAAGCCAACAGGGAAAGGGCCTTCATTGGCATTTTCGCCGCCTGAAGGAACAGCTTCATTGGCATTACCGGCGATATGGCCGGGAAGGTGCCATACTGCTGTTGGATTTGAAAGGATTTTTCCCCAATGCGCCCCATGCTTTACTGTATCAGCGCCACCGGGAATTGATTTTGAATCCTGAACTTCAAAAACTTGCTGACACCATCATTCAGTATTCCCCATGCCCTACACCGGGCCGGGGGATGCCTTTGGGTGTGGAGCCTTCACAACAAGAAATGGTTTCTATGCCCAGCCGAATTGATAACTGGATCAAATGTCAGGCCGGTGTTCACTGTGCCGGTCATTACATGGATGATTACTATGTGATCTTGCCCGATGTGGAAGAACTGAAGAAACTTGGGCATGAAATAGTAAGGCGGTTTGAAGCCGCTGGAATCCGTGTGAACAAGAAAAAATGTAAAATCATCCCCCTTACAAAGCCGTTTCGGTTCTGTAAGGCAAAATTCACTTTGACCGAAACCGGAAAAATCAAGGTGAATGGGAACCGGGATGGTGTGAAACGGGCAAGGCGAAAGCTGAAGCTGTTTCACAGAGAATTCAAAGAGGGAAAGCGAACCTTCTTTGATATTGAACAGTACATGGAATGCCAAAGCGCATATTACCGGAACTTCAATGACCATGGCCGGTTATTGCGATTGCGGCGTCTGTATCATGCTATCTTTTTCGGAGGTGCGGAATGTTTAGAATCATCAAAGACGGGGCCGGTATTGGCCTGACGGAAAATCTGAACTACATCAAAAAAGCCGAAAATGGTTGCTATGTCCTTTGCCCGGAGCCTGACGCTTCGGGCATTGTTTTTGGCGGCACCGTTTATCATCTGCTTGGGCGGGAGGCTTTGGAAGGTGTGGAAACCGTCAGCTTGGAAGAAGCTGATGGAGGTAATGAGATCACCAAAGCCGCTGAAGCTGGCGGGATCATGTTTGTTACCTTGGCGGAAGCCGGAAGCATTGACACGGTAACGGCGGCGGAACACGCTGATCTGTTCGCTGAATGGGCCTATCCTATCGCCTACAAAACCGGCCAAATCCGCCGTTTTGGTGGGGTGCTTTACAAGTGCGTTCAGGATCACACTTCCCAAGCTGACTGGACACCGGACACCGCTTCCAGCCTGTGGAGCCTGACCGCCAATCCCGCTGAAGAATGGCCCGCTTGGGCACAGCCGGTGGGGGCGCATGATGCCTATTCCAGCGGGGCGAAAGTTGCCCACAATGAAAAGCATTGGGTTTCCATCGTGGATAACAATGTTTGGGAACCGGGTGTGTATGGTTGGGAGGAAGTAACCGATGCAGTATAAAAATTATCTGTGCCGAAAACGGGCAAGGTTTGACGGCATTTCAGGCCAAGTGAATATTCCCTATGGAACCGCCCTGATCTGTCAGGACGGTTTTTTGATGCACCAGAACAAACCGCTTTGTGGGATCACCAGCCAAAACGCCTATGATTTCTTCAGTCAGAATGATGATGGGATGGGCCGGGAACGGGGTGATCTGGTTGGGCGCATTCTTTCCAGACTGCAAAAGCGGGATTCCGGGTATCAGGCCCGGTGGAACAAGGTTTGGGAGGATGCCCGGTGCCAAAAGTACAAGCGCCCGGAGCATGAAGATCATTGGATTTGGAACTTTGACTTCTACAATGGGCCTGTGGAGGATTTGCGCCATATCGCCGGTTTGATCGGAGCATAAGACAAGGGAGGAAGAATAGAAATGACGGTTTATCAATGGTTGTGCTTGTTCAGCGTCCCGGCCCTGATTCTGATGATCGTGAAGTATATGCTGAACCAGATCAAGCAGAACAGGAAGGACACGGAAGCGGTGAAATTGGGCCTTCAGGCCCTTCTCAGAAGCCAAATGATTTCAGACTATAACAAGTATTCTGAAAAAGGCTTTGCCCCTGTCTATGCACGGGATAATTTTGAAAACTGCTGGAAACAGTATCATTCTTTGGGGGCCAATGGTGTGATGGATGATCTACATGAAAAATTCCTTGATCTTCCCACAGAAGCCCCCAACAGATGAAGCGGGTGCAAAAAGCCAAGCGGGAATTTTCAAAAACCATATTGATGTTCATTGGGGCGGTTACCGTTGTGGTAACCGCTTTCACTTTAATCATGATTTGGAGAACCAATGACCTTTCCCCTTTGGCTTATTTGATCCCCGCCGTTTTTGCCGAACTTGCCACCGGAACCGGATTTTACTATTCCAAGGCCAAGGCCGAAAACCGGATCAAGTTGCGGAAGCTGTACGGCCCTGAAATCTACAATGACGCAAAAGAACCCTAAATTACAACACAGAAAGGAAAATGAAACATGAACACCGAACAGATTATTTCCCTGATCGTGGCCCTTTTGAGCGGCCTTGCCACCTGTATTCCTCTGGCCTATAAACTGGTGCAGTATGTCCAGAAGGCCGCACAGGAAAAGAATTGGAATGCCCTGTTGGGTTTGGTCATTGACCTGATGGAACAGGCGGAAAAGAAATTCACCGATGGTGCAACCCGTAAAGAATGGGTAATGGCTATGGTGCAGACTTCCGCCGAATACATCAATTACCCGGTGGACAGCGTAGCCCTTGGCAAACTGATTGATACCCTGTGTGATATGTCCAAGATCGTAAACTATGACGGTGTACCGGCCATTGAGCCTGAACAGGTGAAGGGAGATGGGGAAAATGAGTAATTCCGCCCTTGCAACCTATACCCGGACCACGAAAAACAAAACCAGCCCCCGCAATCACACCATTGACACTATTACCATCCACTGTATTGTTGGACAGTGGACAGCAAAACAGGGGTGTGATTATTTCGCCACCACAGACCGGGAATGTTCCGCCAACTATGTTGTTGGTAAGGATGGTTCCATTGGCCTTTCCGTGGATGAAAAGGATCGTTCTTGGTGTTCCAGCAACAGCGCCAATGACCACCGGGCAATCACCATTGAAGTTGCTTCTGACACCACACACCCCTATGCCGTAACGGATGCCGCCTTTGCCGCCCTTCTCAATTTGGTGGAAGATATTTGCCGCCGCAACGGGATCAAGAAGCTGGTTTGGAGTACGAACAAGAATGATCGTGTGAATCACCTGAACGGGTGTAACATGACTGTTCATCGAGACTACGCAAACAAGGCTTGTCCCGGTGATTATCTTTACAACCGACATGGAGAGATCGCCGCAGAAGTCAACAGGCGGCTTCAGGGCGCTTCTTCTGGTGGTGGGGTAGTAGTTACACCCCCGGCCACAGAAAAGCCCACAGACGGCGGCACAGGGGCCACAGCAACGCCTTATTTGGTGCGGGTGACAATCTCTGATCTGTATATCAGAAAAGGCCCCGGCACCAACTACGGGAAGAATGGCTTCATCAAGCCGGGTGTTTACACCATCGTGGAGGAAAGCACCGGTACCGGGGCCACCAAATGGGGCAAGCTGAAAAGCGGTGCCGGTTGGATTTCCCTTGACTACGCAAAACAGGTGTGA